CGGAAGAACATCCTTCGTCGGGTGCTGCGGCTTCTGGTGCTCAGCCCAGTTCTTCACCTGTACGTAATCGACGTTCGAGACGACGTACCGGACGATGACGCCAGCCTCTGCGAGTCCCCACATCCACCGGTCGATCACATCGCCTGTGACCTCGGTATCGAGCGGGAAACAGTCGGCCTTGATTAGCAACGGGTTATCGCGCGCCTTGCCGTGGTCATCCACGTACCCCCACAGGAGCACCCAGAAGTAGCGGATCGGAATCGGCCATGAGGCGACCTTCTCCGAGGTCCTGAGATCGGGTTTCAGCATTCTTGTCTTCGCCATCAGTCGGTGTTTCTGTCTTCGTCGAATTCGCCTCGGCGGAGTCGTTCCGCGAGTCCTGCGTAGATCGCCCCGACGAGCGGGACTCGGTCGGGTTCCGCGCGGGCGTCCAGCCAGGTCAGGAGCTTCTTCTTGTCGATGCCCATCAGGTGCCCCCGCTCATCCGTCGGGCGGCGCCAGCGTCACTGAGTTCTTCCCAGCGACCGTCCGGCGTGTACAGCACCCACGCGAGACGGAGGACGCCGTTCCCGGTCGACAGCCACCGTCGCGCCGGCCACTCCATGGGGTCAGCCCACGACGGGACAGACCAGCCCTCAGCCACCGCCTCGGCCGGGTGGCTGCTTTTCCATCCGTGACAGCCAGTCGTTCCTGTGCCCCCGAGTACCTGCAGGTTCACGACCGTCGTCAGCCCGCCGACACCGCGGCCCTTGCGGTGATCGCGTGAGGTCACACCCCACCCGCAGTTACGGCGGCACCGCTGGCACGTATCCCGATCACGGAGAGTCGCGAGCTCGTACGCCTCACGCTCCTGCGCGGGGGTCGGCTTCGGCGCGGCGTCGGTCTTAGGGCGGATCATGCTGCCGCCCCCAATGAGTCCGCCGCAATGTGCACAATGTCGCGAGATGAGGGCGGCGTAACCGCGTTCCCCATCGCCCTGACGATGTCCCGCTTGGACACCGGCTTTGCGTACCCCTCGGGCTGCCATTTGTAGTCGGCTGGGAATGCCATGCCTGCGCCGACCTCGTGAGGCTGGAACATCCGGAACTCTGTCTCCGGCACCATCTCCATCGCTTCTTTGAGGTCCTTGGCGGTGACCTGGCGCCCCCGCTGACGGAGCAGCGCCTGGTGACCTGCCGCGGTCAGCGTGCGCAAATACTCGGCGGCCGGTGTGGTCATCTCCGCCCCGCCCGAGTTCATCCGCTGGATGAGCGCATACCGGTCGACTGTCGTCAGCGTGCCGATCGGCTGGTCGGCGGGCTTCGCACTCTCGTTGTTGCCGTAATACGCCGTCACCAGCGCGTGATGATTGCCTCCCGCTGTGAAGGTGCCGGCGGGCTCGTCGACAGGGCGTGCAGTGCTCGTGCCGTACATCTCAGCGATGAAAGGCGGCTGCGCGAATCCGGTCTCGAGTCTCGTCGTCTGCGTTCGCAGCGGCCCGTCGAGTGCGTACGCCTCCTTGCCCTCGCGGGCTTCTAGCGGGACCGCGATGCCCTTGGAGTTCGTGGTGTGGAGGGCACGCAGAGTCTCGTCGGTCGTCCACGTCCGGTAGTACGCATCAGGGTCACCGAACCGGGGGTGGTTCGGGTCCGCGGCGTCATACGTGTTGCCGGCGGCTTCCATTGTCATCGGCCCCCACCACTTCGCGATGCCATGAGCGACGCGCAGTCGGGTCTTGTCCGTCAGCCGCCCGTCGTCGCCGATCTTCGTACCGCGCAGAGTCCAGTCGATCGCCGTCGATGCCGGGAGCCAGCCGGGCTCCACGACAACGCCGCATCGAGAGCAGCAGAAGAGGTAGGCCTGTTTGTAGCGCCCTACAGTGCGGCCCGGTTTGAAGGACTGAACCGACTCCACGACGGTGTCGCAGGAAGGGCAGTACGCCTTCGGTCGCAGGATCCGATCGAAGTCCGGCGCCCGCTCGCCCTCAGGCCACGCGACGATGTAGATCCGGTCCCGCGACTGTGGTGCTGGCGCACCGAACGCCTGGGCGTGCATCGAGTTCAGCGACACAACCCGGAAGTTGTAGCCGAGCGCACGCAGCTCCTGCCGCCAGATCGTCCACGCGGTGGCGTACTTGGCTTGCGTGGCGATGTCGACGACGTTCTCCACCATGATGACGCGCTGGCGGTGATGCTCCACGTAGCGGAGCACGTCGAACATCAGCAGTCGCGACTGGGTCTTCGCATCGTCCGCGAACGGGTCAGCGAACAGCCCCTCCTCGATGGCAGGCATCTGGTCGCCATTCGCCTGGGACCATTTCGTGCACTCGGGTGACGCCCAATACAGATCCGTCTTCGGGAAGAAGCTCGGCCGCTCCCGGTGAAGATCGACAACTGCATGCGCGGTGTTCGGGTGGTTCGCCGCGTGGATGTCCATCACCAACTGCAGGTGGTTCGCTGCGTGGGTGACGTTGACGCCGGGCACCATCATGGCGCCCGTCGTCGTCCCGCCCCCTCCCGCGAAGTGATCCATGAGGGTGATCAATAGCCCATCACCACCCGCACCGATTTGCCGTCGGCACCGAGTTCATTCACGGTGAACGTGGGCGTGTACGGTCCGTCGCCACCGCGGGAGATGCCGCGGAGAACCTTGCAGACGATATCCAGTTCGGCGTCGTCGAGGTGCATGTGTGTGGTGCCGGTGTTGTCGGCGGTTCCGGTGATCCGGTATCGCTTCTTGTCGCTCATGCTGCACCTTCGGTTTCGATGTCGAGGAGGTCGAACAGGGTGGGGACGGCGGCACGGTTGTCGTGCTGCCGCAGGTACACGAGCGAGTCGGCGACCGATGCGGGGTTCAGCTCGGAGCCGTAGCCACGGCGGGCCTGCTTGATCGCTTCGAGCACGGTCGAGCCGAGGCCGGAGAACGGGTCGTAGACGAGCTCGCCAGGGTTCGAGTACTCGGTGATGAGTCGGCGGGGGATGCCGAGCGGGAACGGGCAGATGTGGTTCTCCACGTTGCGGCGCTTCTGCTCACTGTTCAGCGTCTCGATGCGGAGGATGTCGTGCCACACGTCGGGCCGCCAGGATCCGGGGACGAGTGCCGCGAAGGTGCCGGGGAGTGCGTTCTTCGCCGACAGCAGGTCTGCCAGGCGCACGTGCTCGTCGTAGTCGTAGACGTTCGCCAGCGACTGCTGCGTGAACAGGCGAGTGCGAGTCTCCGGGTCCAGGGCGGCGAGCTCGTCCACGGACAGAAGACGGTCGCCAGACTCGCGCCAATCGGCAGCGGCGTCCATCTGCCAGCGCCCGACGGAATAGTCCGCCTTCTCCTTCACCACGCGCTCGTCAGCCCACCCGACGGAGCGATCCGTCTGCGGCTTGTGGAAGAGCAGCACGTACTCCGGGGAACCGACACCCATTGGGGTGTGGTCCTTCAGCATCTTCGAGTACGAGAGGCGGTAGGACTGGTTGTTCTCGCGCACGACGTCGGTCGTGACGGTGATCATCCCGTAGTAGTCGAACCCGTGGCCGACGTAGTGAGCGATCGCCTCAGCGCGCAGCGGCGAGACCGTGTAGACGCCGGCGCCGGTGACGGACCCGAACATCTGCCGGTCCTTCACGTGGATGGCCATGAGTCGTCCCGGCTTCAGCACGCGCAGCAGAGACGGGGTGAGGTAGTTCATCTGCGTCCAGAAGTGCGCGTTGTCGTCCGTGTGGCCGAGGTCCGCGTAGTTCGGCGAGTACTCGTAGTGGTTGCCAAACGGGATCGACGTGCAGATGAACCCGACGGAGTCGGCCTCCATGAAGTCGCGCGCCTCCACGATCGAGTCGTTCAGCGTGATCGTCCACCGCTCGCCGGTGTAGACGTCACGCTCGACGCCCATAGCCCGGGTCAGCTCCTGCGAGATCGCCGTCGGATTCAGACCGAACTCGCGCACGACATCAGACATGGTGTCGGTGAGCTCGTTGTGCTCCTGCCACTTCGCTTCGAGCGTGGCCCGGACCTCAGTTTCCGACTCGGCGAAGATCAGGTGCACGTCGCAGGCCTTCGTCTGCCCGAAGCGCTGGATGCGGTGGACGGCCTGGATCGTGTCGTTGAACTTGTAGGTGACGCCGACGAACACAGCGACATTGCACTGCTGCAGATTCATGCCCTGCCCGAGCATCACGGGCTTCCCGATCAGCGCGTAAGTCTCCCGGTTCCGCCACTTCTCGAGACGGAGTTCGGCCTCCTCATCAGAGAGCGAGCCGTGGATTGATGAGTACGACCAGCCTTCGGCGGCCAGCGCGCGCTCGATGGCAGTCTGCTCGTCGTTCAGGTCGCACCAGAGGACGATCTGATCGCCGGTGTGCGAGACGCGGTGGCCGGCGACGATGTCCATCAGCCGGGCGACTCGCTCGTCGATGGTGTCGCGCTTCTCGCGGGCAGCATCGACCATCGACAGCGCCCCGCCACGGAACATCTGAGCCTGACCGTCGCGGTCGATCACCTTCGACGCGATGTCGATGCCGACTTCATGCCACAGGACGTTCAGGTCGGGTAGGTCGTAGCCCTCATCGGAGTGGCCGAGGTCGGATGGGGACTGCACGAAGCATGCCCAGGTGTTGAGCCACAGCCAGAATTCGCGCCGCTTGTGCGGGTATAGGGTCAGGTTCCCGGCCTGCGAGGAATCGCGCTGGAAGAACCGCGTGAGCGCGGCGCCAGTATCCATGATGCCGAGGAAGCCGGCGTAATGGATCAGCTCCTTGTGGCGGTTCGGCGACGGGGTTGCGGTAGCGACGAAGCGGTACGGAACGTCCTCAAACAGGCCGAGGAACTCCTGGTAGGTCTTCGAGCCGAACGAGCGGAGCACGGATGCTTCGTCGAGTGAGACGGCATCGAAGATCGAGACGTCGAGCTTGCCGTCACGGACTGACTCGTAGTTGGTGACGTAGATGCCCCACCACGTGGGGTCGACCTCGTCGGTGCGCCGCACGAATCGGACCTCGGTACCGAGGAGATCGCGGGCGTCACGGATGAACTCGCCGCGCACTCCGAGTGGGGCGACGATCAGCGCTCGACCGAAGCCGGCATTCGAGCGGGGGTCGTCAAGGATGATGCGCAGGGTCTCGATCTGCATGACGGACTTGCCCAGACCGAACTTGGCGAAAATTGCGCGGCGACCGCCTGCGACCGCCCACTTCACGATGTCGCGCTGGTGCGGCTTCAGGATCTGGTGCACCTGATCGTCGGTGACTTCGAAACCGAATCGGCGATCAAAGGCGACCTTGTCGCGCAGGAACTCGTCATAGTTCATGTCCGGGTCGGCGCCCGTGTTGAGGGTAAGGAGGTTGCTCATTCGGGTTGTCCTTCTTGGCCACGGATCGGTTCGCACAGGTGCTTGACTCCTGCGCCGTCGGTGAAGTGGATGGGTGGGTTTCCGTTGCGGCGGGCGGCGGCCCATGCGTCGCGGAAGGTCGCGTAGGTGAACTGGAGACGCCCGTCGCTGCGTTCGTTGGGGAGCTCGAACGAGTAGGTGAGCTTCGGGGCGATAGCGGTCGCGATCATCCGATCTGCCTCACTTCGAACTCGAAGTGAGCTGGCGCGATGGACTTGTGCACGTACCGGATTTCGGGCATGTGCTTGACCATGAACTCGTTCGTGTCGTCTTCCACGACCTCGGCGTCCACGAGCCCGTCGCAGAGGGCTTTCAGCGTCGGTACGGGGTTCTCGTCGTCACGGCGAGCCTTCGTGTTCACGAACCAGGTCAGCCGCACCTCGCACCGACCGAGGTCGGGGATGTGGCGGGCGCGGGCATGCATTTCGGAACGCAGCTGGGAGACGATCTTCGCCTTCGCCATGTGGTGCAGGCGCTGGTTCAGCGACAGGGGCGGCTTCGGCCAGTCGAAGCGGAACGTGGTGACGAACGGGATCGGTTCGACCGCGTAGGCCATCTGATCGCCATCGATGTTGGCGGTCATGACTTCACCAGCTCGGGGTCAACGTAGTCGGGCGAGGCGGGGTCGATGAACGCTGCAGAGTCGACAGTCTCGGAGTGGGTTGCGGGGGCGGCGTCGAGTTCGTCGAGGCCGAGCTTCCGCCAGAGCCAGTCGAAGTTCCAGTCGGCGGGGAGGTCGGTGCGGCCCATGAGTTGGTAGCGGACGGAGCGGACGCCGGAGAGTGTCGCTTTGCCGCGTTCGGGGAGTTCGATGACGCCGTCGACGTCGTAGGGGAGGTTCTTCTGCGACTTGACCTTCTCCGCCTTAGTGGAGGTGGGGCGGCCGCGGTCGTCCATTACGGCGACCAGGTCAAGTCGTGCGGTGACGATGACGGGCCCGTTCCAGGCCTTCACCTCAGAGAAGATGCGCTTCCACTGGAAGTTCGCCTTGTTCCACAGGTCAGTGCCGACGATGACCTCGCCGTTCTTGTCTTTCCGGCCCTGCCGTTCGGCGGTCATCGTGGCCTCGCGTGACAACTGGTCCCAGAGCAGGGTGGCGGAGTCGATGATGAGGAGGTTGGGCTTCTCGGTGCGGGGTGCTTGGCGCAGCCAGGCGATGGTCGCTTCGATGTCGACGACTGTTCCGTCGTGGGGTGCCATCTGGAATCGGGCGCCGGGGATCGCGCCGTACTCGTCGGGGTCTTTCTCGCCGACGGATACCCAGTAGGTGTCGTTGATCAGCGGCGACGCGGATGCCTGGGCGGCACTGTACGACTTGCCCGCTTTCTCTCTGCCGGCGAGGAGAAAGATCGGCCAGGACGGTTTCCCCGTCGGTGCACGGAGTGTGCGGGTCATCGCTGCGCCTCCGTTTCCGGCACGACTACCTGGATAACCCGGTCTTTTCCGACCATGGCCTCAAGGTCGCCGATCGGATCGACGAACTCCGCGGTCAGCGGCATGGGGTCGACATGGAACGCGTCGCCGTGGGCGTCGATGTAGGGCTGGAGGGCGGCCGCTGCGGAGTCCCAGTCAGTGACTTGACCGTCGGCGATGGTGCACTCGGAAAGCCAGGGGAACAATTCCACAAGGTACGGCTCGGCGCGGCGGCTGGCGTTGGGAAGCTGGTGGGTGAACAGGCTCTGCCCGGTGAGGTGGTTCAGGGCCTTGTAGACGTCGCCCATTGAGCAGACCATGTGCCCGTCGACGATCGTCACGAGTTGGGCCATGCTGAGCGTTTCGGTCATGCGATTCTCGTTTCCATGTAGTGCGCGGTGAGCCAAAACGGCGGCATCAGCGGGTCTTGGTTTTCGGGGTACCCGGGCCACAGGTCGTGTTCCTTGCAGGCGGCGTAGATGGCGCGGGCGCGGGCGGCGTCGGCGGTGCCGATCTCGCGGAACTCGTCGGAGAGTGTGTGGACGGCGACGAGGTGAGGGGCGTTCTTCTCGACGACGATGAACACCATGGGGACGACGATCTGCTCGAGGATGACGAGCAGTTCGCTGTAGTGGGCTTCCTGCACGTCGTAGCGGAAGTTCCCGACGCTTTTGGTGAACCCGTCGCGGGATGCGTCTTCGGTGGTTTTCAGGTCGATGATCGCGGAGCGGTCGTCGGGGAGCCGGTCGAACCGTGCCCGCAGCGGGACACCGGTGGTGGTGTCGGTGGCGAACGCGGAGGCTTCGGAGTGCCCGGGGAGCTCGAGCAGTTGCCGAGCCTTCGGGTGAGCGAGGATCGCCTCGGCCATGGCATCGACCTCGGCGGCCACCGCCTTTTTGATGGGAATCTCACCCTTAGCGCGGGCGTTCTCGATGAACGTCTTCGCTGCCGCCGTGGACGCGGCGCCGTTGGTTGCGAGGATGTCGGCCGGGATGATCGCGAGCGGTGCGCCGACTCCGAGGACCTTGGCGTGAGCGGCGCTGCCTACATCGAACGCTGCAGTGTCGGCGCGAGGGTGGGAGCGTCCCCAGTCGAACGTCTTCGGGCTTCTGAGCAGCTCACGTGCACCCGTCGACGACAGCGCCGGGTGACGGTGGTACTCCGCCTCATCGAGGTCGTGGACGATGCCCTGCAGCGCGGTCATGACTCGTATCCGATTGCCCAGAGCGCGCCAGCGATGAACGGGTCTTTGTCGCGGCCCGTCTCGTACCGGCGGTGTGCTTCCTCGCGGGCGGCGTTGATCGCGCGAGTGCGGGCGTCGCGGGCTGCCTGCGCCGCGGTGATCGCATCCTGCGCGGCCAGTTGGGCTTCGGTGGGTCTCTTCGCTGCCAGGGTCGACAGCAGATCGTTGTGAGGCATGGAGCCCCTTTCAGATGGTGGGGAGTTGGAGGGCGACACCGGCCGCGGTGGCGGTGCCGAGGAGGATGACTGCGGCGAGAGCGCAGGCCAGGAGGGTGCCTACGATGACGAACAGCCACATGGGGCGAGTCATCGGATGGTCCAGGTGATCCAGCAGAAGGCGACGACACCGACGATCACGGCGATGAGGAAGACGCACTCCTGGAACGCGGCGACGCGGTCCTCGTGACGAGTGATCTCGCGCTCGTCTTCCTCCTCGCGGGTCACGACTTTCTCCAGACAGTGACGCCGGCGTGGTTGACCTTCGGGAACGTCGTCGGAAACCGGTCACCGTGGACGATCAGCACGAACACGAACCGGTCGTCGCTGACGAGTCGTCCGCTGTATTCCTCGATCTCGTCCGGGTCCTTCGAGACGATCCGCCAGACGGTGGCGTGCTCGAAGCGGAGGTCGCGGAGCGGTTCGATCCCGCAGTACGGCTCGTGCGCGAAGTTGACGTCGACAGTGCCGCCCCCACAGGTGTGGTGATAGACCTCTTCGGCGAGCCAGCCTTTGATCACGCGGAGGGCCGAGCCGGACTCTTCGACGCGATCCCACAGGGTGCCGGGAACGTCGACGTCCATCTGGGCGATCACGTCACCGCTCATGCCCTCGAATTCGCGCTCCGGGGTGGTGACAAATTGCGCGGTCATGCGAGGCCCAATTCGGCCTGAATGACGTAGTCCAGGTTGATGGTCGCGCGGTCTGTGCCGCCAGCCGCCCGGGCGATGGCGAGATAGGCAACACGATTCGCGATGCGCTGCTGTTCGGCGAGGTAAAGCGTCGCTTGAGTCTGAGCCTCGATGGCGACGGTGAGCATGCTCTCGTCACTCATCCCCTCGAGGGACTGGTAATCGTGGAGACCTTCAATGTTGCGAAGGGCTTCTGCTTTGTGGTCGGTCATGCGAATCTCCTGAGCAGTAGTGCGAGCAGCGACCGCTGCGGGCGGATGAACGTGGAGCGGCGGCGGGTCACGACTGCACCACCGCGGCGATGAGGGCGAGGACCATGAGGGTCGCGGGGAGGATGACGACCGTGACGAAAAACAGCCGTGCAGTGGCGGCGCTCATGCGGACACCGCCTGGAGGGCGCCGATGTGGAGGCGCTGACGGAGTCGCTCGAGACCCTTGATCGTCACGCGCACCTGCGGGGTATCGAGGACCTTCTCCCGAGTGCGCGGGTGATAGTGCCACTGCGCCCGCTCGGTCAGATAGCCGGTGTCGATCGCCGTCGAGTAAGCGCGCCACTTGTTGTCGCCGCCGCGGTAAATCCAGTGGAACTCGGCGAGGGACTCGAACAGGCGAGTACGGCCCGTGGGGATACCAGCACGGGCCAGCATCTTGGCGGCGTCCGCGACTTCGAAATCCCCGCCGGCAGAGGCGAGATCATCCCAGGCGTCAGCTCGCGGGGCGAGCTCGGCGACCTGGCCCTCAGCGGCGATCGCTCTCTGCTCGGACTCAATCGCCATCGTGAGGATGTCGAGGCGGGACAGTTCGGTGGGCGCGGGGGCGCTATAGCTGCCGGTTCTGCGGATCTCGGGGAGGACGATGTGAGTCACCCACCGCTTGAACTCGCGCGCGTTCTCGACGCGACTGCGGAGGATGACCGAGTAGAGGCCCGCTTCGTTGATCGTGAGGACCGCTTGGTCGCCGCCAGGGGTCTGCACACTTCGCAGACCCTTCTCGTCGTCATCGAGGGTACGAGTCATCGCGGCGGCCTCGCTGTAGCCAAGAACGCGGGCAACGTCGGAGGCGACGAACCAGATCTCGTCGAGACTGCGGACGGTGCGAACGTCGTGGCCGAGGTAGGAGAAGACCGCGAGGGCGCTCATCTGGCGACCTCGTATCCGAGTTCCTTGAGCGACTTCCCCAGAACCCGGACCGGGCCCCAAGTGGGGAAGACGTTCGTCTCACCCTTCGCGTCGGCGACGATCACACGGTGATGTGTCTCCGTGCCACGGGTGAGGGGCGGGATCAGGTCGAACAAGGTCGCGCCGGACTTCGTCGCCGATACCTTCCTGGCGGTCGGGCGAGGTACAGTTTTCGGTGTAGCGGGCATCATGGTGCCTTTCTGCTCGAAGCCCCGGTTGCCCCCGGGGCTTTCTCTTTGTGAGGAAGTAGTGCTGGGTCTCTTGCCCCGCCCAGCGCGGGCCGAAACGACTGCCCGAGCCTCTACGGGGACAGTCATGCAAGCGGGTCGGCGTCGAAGGGCTTCGGGCGAACTTCGATGCCGCAGTGGTTAGCGGCTACGCGCAGCGGCGGTCATGCGGAAGACCTCCCCAGAGCCGCGAAGTCTTCGGGCTTCCAGTCGGGGAAGTAGTAGGAAAGAGGCGGCTTCGGGGCCGGCTTGAGTGAGACTTCTGCGGCGGCGATCAGCATGGCCGGGTCCATGTTCGTGAACCACTCGCGCCCGCCAAGGCGCTCAGCCCGGAGCGCTAGCGCTCCCGCCACCAGCTTTGCTTCGTCCTCAAGCAGCGTCGACGACCGCATCCACCAGCGGGTATCCATCTCGTAACCACGGACGCGCTTATCGGATCGGTGAGCCTTCACGCGGTTGTACCAGTCGCCCGTCTGACCGATCTTCACCACACCGTTCGACCATCCGAGGATGTAGACGACGGGCTCACGCGGCCCCAGAAAGGAATGGTTCTCGACGGTCAGCACGACGGACTTCCGCAGGCTTCGGAGTAGACCGTCTACCGAAAGATCGATTTCCACAGACGCAGCGGCACTCATGCCGCCCTCCGTCGAGCGGCACGCGACGCGGGGGAGTATGCCCACGGGTCGGCGGGCTTCGACTGGTGCTCCTTCACTACCGAGGGGTAGAAGCGCCAGCGGTTGCCGATCTTGAATCCGGGGATTTCGCCGAGCGTTGCCTTGCGGTACACAGTGCCTTTCGACACTAAGAGGAGCTCGGCGATCGCGGCGACGTCTACAGCCTTCTCTGCTTCGTTCATGCCGCCACGGCGGATTCTTCGGTCATGTCGATGACGTCGAATACCCGTTCAAACTTCACGGGGAAGGTGAGAAGTACAGCGGCGATGAATAAGGGGCCGGGTGCTGATTTGCCTGAGAGGACGCGGGACACGGTGCCCGGGTCGATTTCCATGCGGGTGGCGAGGTCTTTGTCGTTGCCGACTCCGAATTGTTCGCGCAGTTCAGCAAACCCAGCCCGGTTGATAGTGAGTGTTCGCATAGGGCTCACTCCTTCGGGTTGGTCTTAAACAACTAGGGATTGTCGTTGTGCAACCGACTCTAACCCCCCTGATTGGGGATGCGCAACTCCGAGTTGGCGTGTCGCAACCCATTTACAGATTGCGCAGACGCAACTAAGGTGAGAGACATGAGCACCTCAAAGTGGTGGGCTTACGTTCAATCCATCACCGGAGACGTAGCCCATACCCAGATCGCCGATACCGCCGGCTTCGACAAGTCCGTTCTGACCAGGTGGAAGCAGGGCAGTCGACCCGCTGTGGAGTTCGCCGTGTCCTTCGCCCGCGCATATAAGCGGCCACCAGTGGAAGCTCTAGCAGCAGCTGGCTATATCACCGAGGCAGAGGCGAATGTCCGCGAGGTGAAGGTCCGTGTAGACGAGATCGGGACCGTCGAGCTTGCGGAAGAACTGTTAGCCCGAGTGAGTGCGAATGTCGGTGGGCAGGTGCAGCCTGAAACGCGACGACACCTCAAAGCCGTCGCCGACACCAGCGAAGACACGTCGGATCCAGACCTAAGGACGCCATGAAAAAAAGCCCAGCCTTCGACCCCTACGGGGAGGCCGATCGGCTGGGCATAACGGTGGCCCATGAGCGCATTCGCTCAGCGAACGGGCTCTGGGTTCCCGAAGAACGGTTGATCATTCTCAAGCGCGGGCTCAAGGTCTGGCATGAGCGTCAGGTCCTGTCCCACGAACTGGGCCATTGCATGCTGGGGCACAACGAATCGACGCCGCGGAATGAGTTCATGGCGGACACCTGGGCGGCGCGCAAGCTCATCACGCCAGATGGCCTGGCAGAACTCGCGCGCGTGTCCCCAGACCCGGGGGTTTGGGCACTAGAGCTTGGCGTCACTGACCACTTGATGGACCTCTATCTCAAGCGGCTCCATCGGGCGAGCTGATTGCCCAGGGAAAACTCCGGACATCACCTCCGCAATCGCGTTCGCTGTCGCGGACTGCATATCGGGGAGCATGTGGCCGTAAAGGTCGACCGTGGTGGTGATGTTCTCGTGTCCGAGGCGGTGCTGAATATAGGGGAGCGGGACGCCGGCCGCGATAAGCCATGAGGCGTGACTATGCCGCAAATCGTGGACGCGCGGTCGCTTGCCGATGGGCTTGGCGCCGATGGCTGCGCACCTCACTTCGTCGTTCGCCGCGTCGAGGGCGGGCCCCCACGCCGCGGTATGGAATCGATAGGACCAGACGCGCGATTCGTTCCGCGGCCCCTTGAACACGAGCTCGCCGCCAGCTTGCCGCTCGCCGACCGCCGCTACGAGGTCGGGCCAGAGGGAGATGGTGCGGTGCGCCTTGTCAGTTTTCGGCGGGCCAAGGACGGCGCGATTCTTCGCACCCTTCTGCCACGCCTTGTCGATAGTTAGCATCGCGGGACTCCGCGCGGTGTCGATGTCTGACCATGTGATCGCCGTGGCCTCCCCCCATCGCATGCCAGTGCCCGCGAGCATCAACACCAGCGGCTTGTAGTGGGCGGGGATGAAGTGCAGCAGCGTCTCGAACTCGTCGCGGGTGAGGAACGATATCCCCTGCCGACGGCCACGTGTGAGCGATGTCCCTTTCGCAGGGTTGGCGCTGGTGACCTTGGCGTCGACGGCAGCGGCCATGATCGCGGAGAGCAGCCCGTGGTAGTTCCGGATCGTCTTGGCAGCGATCTTTCGGTCTGGATATCGGGTGGACGGCTGGTCTTCCTGCCACGCGATCCAGCTGGCGACATCCTGCTTGGTGATGACGTCGATTGGATACTGCCCGAGGATTTGCAGGAAGGAACGTTCCGCGATCTGTCGGTACCCGTCACGGGTCCCGGGCGTCACGCCCGACAGGTGACCTTTCGATGGGTCGAGATACGCGGCGGTGAAGTCGGCAAGAGTGGGGGACTCGGACAGGTTCCGGCGCTGGCGGGTAGCTCGAGCGGCTTCACCGCCAACGCGGTCGACTAGGCGGGCGAAGTCGTTGGCGGCGCGGTCGGTGGCGAAACCTTCCTGGACCATGCGTCCGTCGATGCGGAACTGCACTCGCCAGGTGACTGAACCGCCACGATTTCGACGGGCTGTGACACTCGCCATTTGTTGCCTCCTACAGCTCGAATGTAGGCGCGGCCACTGACGTTGTAGGCGAGGATGTAGGCACGGTCTCCCACGAGGGATGAAAACCCCGTGTTTACTGGCCTATCGAAGAGCGAGTGACGGGAATCGAACCCGCGCTACCAGCTTGGGAAGCTGGAGTTCTACCATTGAACTACACTCGCGCACTGGCTAAGCCAGCCAGAAATACCCTAGCCGATCACTTGCCTCGACGGTTCCGCACCACGATGTAGGCCAAGCCACCGCCGATCGCGAGCAGCACCAGAGCGATGATGTACAGCACCGACACGTAGTCACCCGTGCCGCTGTAGGCCAGCTCCCCGGCAGGCGCCGCGGTGCCCGGGTCGACGGTCACCGCCGCCAAAGCGAAGTTCTGGTCGACGAGCGTCTCGCCCGCCGCGGTGATCGTGATTGTGCGGGTGAGCGGGCCGGCTGCCACATACCCGGTGGGCACGGTGAGGGTGACGGTGTAGCTACCAG